TGGTGGTGCTGTGTATCATCTTGGCGCGTGTTCCCGCCGTGGTTAGTATGCGTTGCACCGCTGGCAACTTCTCATTGAAGGCCAAGAACCCGGCGATGTTGGATTCGTTGACGTTATCGAAAGTGTCTCTGACCACATCGGTGTATATGCGGAGGAGTGAATTGGAAAGTTCTCCCTCCTCGGCGGCTGGCACCAAATCGGTCCAACCGAAGTCGAACTGCTTGGACTCCTCCGTGTTTCTCTCCATGTGTCTGCCAAGGACCCCGTCCGCCCTGTTCTGTATCCTCTTGAGGTACTTCCGGATACGCACCTCGGCGTTGTCGGTCAATCTCTCCCGGCTCTCCAGCAAGGACCTCTTCAGCCTGACGGCCCCGGAGGCAACCAGAGGGGCGGCTTTCAGGGATTGTGTGGGGCGTCCCTCTTCTATGGACAACGGCGAATCCCCGGTGAATGACGTCTCGACAACCGTGGAAGGAACCCGCCGTACCTCTCCGCCGTCCACCGCATCCTGACCTACCAAGGCTCTGGCCTCGTTCAAGGTGATGATGCCGGACCCGAACAACTGTGTGGTGCGGGAGGCTATAGAATCCTTGTCGTCCAAGAACCCACGCATGTCGGATAGATCGATCATTATCTTTTCGGCGGGATTGTCCACCAAGCAGTATTCCAGGAATCTAGCTATTCGATTGATCAGGGGCTCCAACGTCTCAGAGTGAAAGGAAAACCGGGCCTCTCTGTAGTTGGAGAATGTGGATCGCTGGAGCCCCACATTGGCACCGATAAGGATGGGAGGAACTCCAAAGACGGAGCATATCCGGCTTTCGGTGATGTTCCTGAGGTCGGTCAGGGCCATATCCTTGGGTGCCGACGACATCTGTTGATATTCGGCGTCTTCGTCCAAGATGGCCACCGAGTGGGCGTTGTTGACTCCTCCGAATGTGGACCTCCATCGGGCCCGGATTCGGGAAGCTTCCTCTTGACTTGTGAGCCGCCGCTTGACCTTGAGCAATCCGGATGGCACCCCCGCATTCTGAAAGAACACCTTGGCGAAGTCCGTCATGGACATGTCCAGATTGATGGTCCGGGACAGAACGTGCAGAGGGGACAATCCATAAACGTCCCCCGACGGATTAGGAAGGGCAAGGTGTGCCACATCCTCAGGAGGCAGTACGTATTCCTTACCGTCTATGGTGTAGGTGTAATGGTTGATACCCCGATCCTCTGGCTGTACCGCGACACGATCAGGACGCAACAGCCAAATGGCCGAGACCTCGTTGGATCGGGCCCTTTCCTTCAGTATGTATGCGTTGCCGGAGACTTGGAGGTGCGTGATCAGATTCTCTATAAAAAAAGGGAAGTCCTGATTGGGGTTTGGATGATTCAGGAGATAAGCGGCCGGACTGTTCTCCACCTCCACCACGCCACTCTCTTCCTCCACCCCGACGAAGAACCGAGCAGACGCCACCCCACTCGCCAATTCCCGGATGCAGGCGTGCACCAATTCGGATCTGCCGTATCCCTCCTTGGCGAAATTGGAATAATTGTCCTCAGGATACAGAACGGTGGATATGTCCGTCACCAAAGGGACCGATGCGGCGATGTCTGAGTCCGTGTATGCCTTGCTCCGATTAAAGGGCCAAAATGCCATATTACTTCATCCTAGGCTCCCACATACTTTTTTAAAGGAAATCAGACCGAGATGTCCTCGTCAACCGGAACAGAGTAGCAAATTACCATATGCCCACTCCGGGCCTCTGTGCGAAAGTCATGGCCAAGGCGTCGGCTTCGTCCGGTGACTTGTCCATGGTCGTCTTGCTTTCAAGGGCAATCTTCTTGTCGGACCGGATGGTGTATCGGCGGGACGCCAATTGTCCTATCAGTTCGTCATCACCCGGCACTCGGCCCGTGTTGAGAACCCAATCCCGCATGTTCCACCAAGCTTCGGCCGTCTGGTTGGAAAAGCGATCATCCCTGTCCGCTTTAGCACCCGCTATGAACCCCACCACGTGAGCCCTCATCGGCATCTCTTTTAGTCTGTCCACCACTCCCCCGCCGAGCCCGGTGTCGTCCACCACCAGAAGGTCCGCCCCCACGTCGTCGCAATACCTACCAAGCCACCCGGCGGTCTGCATCAGATCGCGTCCCTGTGTCTTGTTTACTATTTCTGCGTGGTCTCCCTGCCTGTGCACCACCACAGTCTTGTCCTTGCCAAACCTCGCCACGTCGCAGGCAACAATGATCTCTCCGTCCTTCTGCGCTTCCCGGGCCACGGATCGGCGGATCGCAGACAAGGGAAGTATGGTGTCGTCCAGTTCTTCCACAAACTCGCCGAGGATAGATCCTCTGTACATGGCCGAGTCCTCACCCCACTCCTCTTGACGCGCCTCGACATCGGCCTCCGTGATCATGCCGGGGATGTCTCCCCCCTGCAGATTCGGGGTGTCGTGTGCAGAGATGCTGATGGTCTTCCATCTGGCCCTGTCTTGATGGTGGGAGTCGTAAAAGGGACCGGACGAGACAAAAGGGTTGCCCGTCATCAGCACGGCCTCCGGGTTCAGTCTGCGTATAGCGTCTATGTCCCGGGAGGATACCGCGTGGGCCTCGGTGACTATGACCAGAAGATGGGGGCTGTGGAAACCCAACAGATTGAAGGCGTCATTGGTAGCGAACCCCAACCCAAAGGTGTTCTCGTCTATCTCAAAGCGGGAGGTCTCGTAGACCCTGCCGTCCAGGCTAAACCCGTCTATGCGGCGAGAGGATCTAAAGGCGGATCGGACCTCGTTAAACACAATGTCGTTCACCTGCCTGTGGGTCGGCCCATACACCAGCACTTTGGAGGGGCGTCTTGAGTGAAGCCACCACAGGAGGGCCCTCCCCGCGGCCCAATCCTTACCGCTTGAGTTGCAACCGACAACGGACACGCGAGAGTGGTCCTTTAGGGCCTCCACTATCTCTATCTGTTTGAGGTATGGGTGCTCCCCCAATATCTCTTCAAAAAAGAAGGAAGGGGACGATTGGAGGGCGAGACTTACGACCTCTTGGGATTGTGACCGATTCACGGGAAATTTGAGTCCTGAGTGCACATCGCATGTGACACGAACCGTATCAATCCGCCCTCGCCACATATCCGTGATCGAGGGCTCTCTGTGCCAGTTCTTCCACCGAGGCGTCCACCGGGCCATCGGGGTCCTGTATGACCTGCGGACCTCCAAAGCGTCCCCGCATCCTGAGACCCCACGTTATGGCGGTAACGTTCCCCTGCATGGCCAGATCGTACAGCTTCTCCTCGTACTTGTCGGTGCCCTGTTCTCTGGCGTCTTGGAAGGCCTCGTCAAAGGTGGGATCTTCCTGTCGCCATCTCCAAACAGTGCGCCTGTTGACCCCGGCGCGGGTCGCGGAGTAGGTCACGCTGTGCCCGTCCGCATAGTCTACCAAGAATGTGGCCATGATCAAACGCTTGTCCATGACGCCGCGGTTCATCTTTTCTTGGGTCTCGCCGTCCCGTGCCATCGCACACCTCCTGTAGAGGGAATCCTCCCGGGACACTCGGGGTGGGTCCAATTCCGGGAGGACACCCAAAAATCAGGATAGCACGAGATGGGTCCACGTGTCAAGGAGGGGGTCTCCGTGGCCCGGAGAGAGGAGAAAGAGGCGGGAGGGGGTCCTAGGGGGTCCTAATCGCCCTCCCGCCTCGGGAAAGCCGCACCCTCTGGAACATCATCCAACAAGTTCGAGGGATTCTCGGGGGTTAGAGGCACCCCGGCCCCATTTCGCCGGGTTTGCGTCCCTATGAAAACGTCCTTAACTAATGTAGGGGGGACGGCTGGATTTACCCTAGCGGCTTATTTGTCGTTGTGTAGGTCGCCGTCCTTGATTGCGTGAGCCAGAGCCTCGGCGGCCAATTTCATGAATCGAGGATGATTTAGGCACACCTGACAAGGCACCCCTTCTCGGATGCCCTTATCCGGATCGATCAGGGTGTCCACTTTCCCCCAACCAACGTCGGACATATGTGCCCAAAACTCCTGGAGATACCTTCCGCAGAAGGTCCTAGTGGTGGGGTACCATCGACCCCCCACCTCCTCCAGATCGGAAACGTCGAAGGCGTGGGCGGTGCCCTTGGGCTTGGACTGAACGAACAGGTACGTGGCACTCCAATCCTTCTCGCTCATTGGGAGCCCCCAAAGGC